TGATTCACTACTTCGGGATGTCTGCTGGCAATGAGGATGAGGTCGAACGCATGATGCCGCACGGCGATCAGAGCAACATTCCCGGGCTTGTCATGGTGACGTCGGCGACTATATGGCAGGCGCTCACGGATGGCACATGGCGCGACGTCATGAGTCCGCTGGAAGACGGCAAGCTCGAAGCGCACACGGAGCGCGGCGCAAAGTACATGAACGAACTTTGGAAGGAGTATCCCGATCATCCGGGCGTCATGGCGTATTGGGCGGACTGGCTGAGCGGGACAATGCAGAACGGAGAAATCCCTTGGGCGGACCTGATGGACAGGGACGCCAGCCTGCCGACTGCGCTCCAGGCCTGCAACCCGGAGCAGCTGCGGAGTGCGGCGCGGGCGATGACGGAAATTCTCAAGGCGGCAAAGGAGGCGAAATGAACCTCGCCGACATCACAAACCCGAACCTGACGCCTCCCGGCACGCTCACCAAATGGGGTTACCGCGTCTGCTCCGATCTGGATTACCACGCGTTTCCAGCCATCTCCAACGGCCTGATCAAGTGCCCGACGCTCGCGGAAATGTATGCATACCTGACGCGGCCGCACCAGCAGACGGAAGCGCTCGCCATGGGCACGCTTGCCGACATGGCCATTCTGACGCCGAACGAGCCCTGGACGGAGCGCTTCGCCGCGGCCGACATCCCGATCAACCCGAAGACAGGCGAGGCCTACGGGCCCGCCACGAAGAAAGCGGCGTCAGCCATTGCGGAAGCGCAGGCGGCGAATCCGGGGAAGTTCGTCGCGAGCGTGGATGAAATCCGCTCTATGACGGTGGAACTCCGCCAACTGACGGACGCCTTCCAGCGGTCAGCGCTCTGTCGGCAGTCGCTCGAAGGGGCGCTGCTTCAGGTCAGCGGATTCCTGTTCCATCCGCGCTGGCAATGCTGGGTGAAGTGGAAGCCGGACGTCCTGCCTACTCGGGCGGAAAAAGCTGGGTGGGGAATTGCGGACCTGAAAACCACGCGGCGGCATCCACTCCAGTTCGAGCGCGACTGTTCGGAATTCGACTACTGGAATCAGGCGGGCTGGTACGCGCACTGCCACGAGACTGCTCTCGCCCTGCAGGGCTTGGCGCTGCGCGTGTCGTTCTTTGATTTCCTCGTGGTCTCGAAACCTGACGACGGACGGCGGCCGCGGCCGGCGATGGCGCGCAAGATCCGCGTGCCCCTTGATCCGGAACTCAACCTCTACATGGCGGGCTTCCAGCGTCGCGTCTTCCCTGCCGATGGAATGGGCCGGGTGGAAATGTTCCTCGCGGCCCTTGGCGAGCACGTGGCGGCGGCGGTGCCGGACGTCTCGCGGATCTGGACCGCCTATGACCACGAGTCTGAGCCTTTTGTCCTGGCGAAATTGCCACGGCACTGAACCCAAACCACTGAAGCCAATGGAAAACGATAAATCGGAAATCGCCCCTGCCGATCAACCTTTCCTCACCGCCGCCGAACTGCAAAAGCGATGGCGGGTTTCGGGGATGTATTTACTTCGCCTCCGCCGCGCCGGTCGGATATCCGTTATGCGAATCGCGAAGCGCTCTGTGCTTTACGCTTTGGCGGATGTGCTCAAGATCGAGGCTGAATCTATGCAGTCGAAACCCAAAAAACGCGAGTCCTATCGGGTACTGTTCGACCGCGACGAGGTCATTTTGGACTCTTTGCATACCGAGACCAAACGGCCATGGGTCGTCATCATGGCGCTAATGGAGCGCTCTGGCTTTGATAATTGGTGGGAAAGTATTGATGACGATGTGAAGGACGAAATTTTCGAGGAGTTGAGAAAGCGACTTTCCGAAATCTGAAACAACAACCCAAACACGAAAACGAACATGGCCAAGAAAGCAGCAGCAGAACCCATTGAAGAAACCCTGGAGCAACCCGCCGGAGACGACGCGCCCGGGGAAGCAACCACGCCGGCGCACGATTGGCCGGAGAGCACGGAGCGGCGCGAGTTGCCGGTGAAGCTCACCGAGACCGCGCAGATCGAAAAGGCGGTCGAATACGTGCACGCACAGCGCGCCGTCGAAAATGCCATCGAGGCGAAAAAGCATGCGGCCAAGATGGCAGCCAAGGAAATCGAAGAGATGGAGAAGGCTCGCGATGAACTCGGCTACGTGGTCGAGACGGGCAAGACCCGGCAGATGGTGCATTGTCGCTGGGTTTTTGAATCCAACGGACTCGATGGCGCGGGTCTCCCCCTGCATCATTCCGCCATGAAAACGCTGGTCCGCGAGGACACAGGCGAGGTTGTCGAGATCAAGCCGATTAGCGAGGAGGACCGCCAGATGATTCTGCCGCTGAGCGAGGAAGAAAGCGCGGAGGCGGCGGAAGCATTCGTCAAGGCGGCCGGCTACGAAGTCCGCGAAGCGCTGCCGGAAGACGGGCACGCGTTGGCTTTCTCCATGTTTGGCGGTGACGGGAAGCTGTGGGCTATTCTGGCGGACTCCATCGCCGGGGCGTGGATCGCCGCCAAGGGATTGGTGAATGAAATCTGGAAAGCTGAAAACTCGGAGAATCAAGACTGATCCAGATGAGCGCGTCAGGAAATCCAACCGCCACTGCTCCGACTCTCCCCCGGGTCCGGATCATCGATCCCCCTGTCGCGCTGCCGTCCGGCATTGCGCTTCCCGGTCTCTCGCAGACTGGGCGGCGCGAGGTCAGGATTCCCCTCTGGCTTGACCGTGATTTCCGCAGCCTCTGGATGCTGCACAAGCTCCGTTGGCTGGAACGCGGGTTTACGATCCGCCAGCACAACGGCGCTTGGTGGCTGCAGCAGTTCCTCACGGGCGGCCCGGGGGCGTGGACTCTCACCGCGGTGGGGGCGGCGAAACTGGCGGCGCTGCTGCAACCGGTGGTCACCCGGCCCGCGATGGAACTGCCCGCGGAATTTGTCCTGCCAGAACTGCCCTACGGCCTGGAGGGCAAGCTTTTCGAGTATCAGAGGCAACCGGCGCGCCAGCTGTTCCGGGCGCTCACTCAGGGGAGGGAGGAATGGGGCTATCCGGGCGCGTGGGACTGCTCCGACCTTGGCACCGGCAAGACATATCAGGCATTGGCGGCGGCGCTGGCGACCGGGCTTGAAGTGGGCGTCGTCTGCCCGAAGTCGGTCATTTCCGGATGGCGCGGGGCGTTCAAGCATTTTGGCCAGTCTCCGGCGTTTGTGCTGAATTATGAGTCGCTACGCACTGGAAAGAGCGAGTGGCTGACCCGGCAGCGCGGGAGCCATCGGCCGTTCGAGTGGCGGTGTGACCCGGACGACGTCCTTCTGATCTGGGACGAGGCGCACAATCTGAAGAATCCAAGCCTTAACAGAAGCATGGCCTTTGCGGCGCTCAGGCAAGGCTTCCGCATGATCTGCGTTTCAGGCACAATGGCGGCCAAGCCAACGAACCTTGCGGCCACGGGCGCAGTTGTCGGTCTGCACCGCGGGAACACGGAGACGTACGAGAAGTTCCTCAAGGCGCACAACTGCTATCAGGTGGGCGGCGGCCAGTGGGCGTTCGACGCGTGGAAGCAGCAGTCAGCCGCGGCGCTCCAGCGCATCCACCACGCGGTTTTCCCGCAACGCGGGGCCCGCGTGCGCATCGCTGATCTCGGCGACCGGTTCCCGGAGACCCAGATTCTCAGCGAGGGCGTAGAGACAAAGGAAACCGCGGCCATTGCGGCAGCCTATGAGGCGGCTGAAGAAATCGTTGCCATCATGCGGCGGCAGGGCGCGGCAGAGATCGCCATCCTCGGCGCGCAGCGGGCGGCCTACATGAAGGCGCGGACCATGTCGGAACTCGCGAAGGTGGAGGCGATGGCGGCGCGTGCGCTCGAAGAGATCGAGGCGGGCCGTTCGGTGGCGGTGTTCCTGAATTTCACGGAGTCCAGGGAGAGGATGCAGGCGGCGCTGAACACGAAGTGTGCCATCTTCGGTGGTCAGGACGGCCGGCAGCGTGACGAATGCATCCGGCAGTTTCAGGCGGATGAGAGCCGCGTCATCGTGGTTATGAGTGCGGCGGGCGGCACGGGCGTGTCTCTGCACGACGTCCGCGGCGAATTCCCCCGGACGGCGCTGATCTGTCCGGACAACAACGCGGTCACCCTCGGGCAGGTTCTCGGGCGTGTGCACCGGGCGGGCGGGAAGTCCCGGTCCCGGCAAATCATTCTCTTTGCGGCGGGCACGGTCGAGGAAGGCATCTGCGACAACGTGCGCCGCAAATTGGCATCAATCGACACCGTCAATGACGGCAACCCGAACCCTGAAGACAAGTTCTAATTATGGAAAAACAAGAATTCGGCATTGGAGAATGGCCGACACGCGGCGGGGATATTGAGCAAAAGGAGGAACCGCAATGATCATCGGAATCGACAACGGCAAATCCGGTGCAATCGCCCTGCTGTCCGAAATCGGCGGCGTGCCTCCGGGGGCTATTTGGCCAATGCCACTACTGCCGGACGGCAGCCGCGTAGATTCCCGGGAGCTGCGTCGAATGCTCCAGTTTATCGGCCCCCGCGAGGAAATGCGCGTGGTGCTCGAAGACTGTCCGCAGCACCTCAAGCAGGCGAGCGCGCTCCGGTCGATGGCCACTACAACAGGCCTGATTCTGGGCGTCCTCGAATCGCTGGACCTCTCGCCAGTCGTCATCATGCCGCACGTTTGGCAAAAGGACATCCTCGGCAAGGTGCCGAAGGGGCAGACGAAACCGGCCGCGCTCGCTGCCGCGGAAAGTATCTGGCCAGGCCATGACTGGCGGCGGACGCCTGCGAGCCGGACGCCCTGCCCGGACTTCATAGACGCCGCCCTGATTGCCGAGTGGGGCCGGCGCAACCCGACACGTAAGTGAATGAGCTGGCTCTTTTCGCGGGCATTGGTGGAGGCCTACTCGCCGGGCACCTCCTCGGCTGGCGCACCGTCTGCGCCGTGGAGCGTAGTGCATTCGGAGCGTGCATTCCGCGAGTGGCGGCGGCAGCATTCACCCTCCTTTCCCAACAGCTGAAGCCATGACATCGGAAAAGACAATTCACCTGACCCCGTCAGAACTGGCCGACATCGTCGCGGATGCTGTGGCGCGTGCACTAACCAGGCGTCCGGCTCCGCTCAGTGCGGCAGAGAAGCAAAAGGCCTACCGCGAGCGGAAGCAGACGGAAACCGTTACCGAAAAAGTAACGCGCAATGGGGAAACCGTTACCGACGTTACCGAAAAAGTAACGCAACCCTCTCCCCCTCCTCCCCTTTCCCCCACACCCCCTATCCCCTCCGCCCCCACACCCGTGCCTCTCCGCGTGCCTACGCGTGAGGCGGCGGCGAAAAAGCGGGAATCCACTGCCGAACTCACCGCCCGGAACTGCCGCGAAGCTGCCGCCGAACCGCTGCCGGTTACGCTCAATGCCTCCGCTCCATTCCGAGCTGCCTGGGTCGTCTGGTGCAACCACCGGGCCGCGCTGGCCAAGCTCCAACCCTCGAAGCAGTGGACCGCACTCGCAGCCCGGATGACGCTGGCGGACTGCGACCGGCATGGGGCGGAACTGGCAGTCATGGCCATCACGGCCGCGGTAGGCAACGGCTGGCAGGGGCTTTTCTGGGACCGGCTGGCCCCGGCACCGAACGGAAAACCTTTGCCGCGGACCACTGTCCCGGTCGAACCCAACAAATGGAGGACGAAATAACAATATGGACGCCCGAGAAAAAACCGCGCATAATCCAACGGGCAGCCGAACCGGTCTGCCGTTCGCAGAGATCTACGAAATGTCAAAATCCAAACAAATGGAATGGACTCGGGGCGTGGCTCCGCAGCCTTTCTACTTCCACACGAAGAACTGCTCACGGATTCAAGGAGTGCATTGCGGGCACGATTGCGCAGGGACTTGGGGCGAGCACGTTGCGCAGGACGCAAGTGAGATTCGGGCTTGGGGATGGAAACCGGCGGACTCGATTCCGCAGCCTGAGACGCGTTATCGCCTCGTGCTTTCGCATCACGACTGGCCGCGCCCAACTCGAACGAAATGGCAATCATCACCCGACTTCACAATGGCTCTCGCTAAAGCCGAGGCGCGTGGAGTGACCGCCGTAGTGGAGTCTCAGAACGCCCAAGGTCTGGCACAGATGCCAGCGCCGAAAGACTCCGATTCCTAACCAAACTTCACCGCTGGTATCTGTTGCCAGCACCGACTTGTTCGCATTCTTCCGAATCACCTGAAAACTCTATGATACCAATAACCAAATCCGCCACCGCAGACACACGGACCTGCGACTTCGCCAACACCACTAAGGAAACGCTTCTCGCCTCCAGCCGCACCCATATCGGGGATGTGGTGAAGGCGATGGCGTTCTTCATCGGCAAGCTCACGGAAGCCGCTGGAGAGCACGACTATGACAAGCTGACCGCCATCGACTGGTTCCATGAGGACTTTGTGACGGGCTTCAAGCAAACGGGATGGTGGGACAACCACCGGAAAATCCACCGTCACCACCTCGCGCAAGCGGACGGCGTGCCGGATGATGTGAACCTACTCGACGTGATCGAATACATCTCAGATTGCGTCATGGCCGGAATGGCTCGCAGCGGAAGCGTCTATGACTTGGAAATGCCGCCCGAGTTACTGGAACGCGCATTCAAGAACACGGTCGATATGCTCAAGGCGCAGGTCGTGGTTTCTGATGCGAACTAGTTAATGAGCCACAAACCCACGGGATATGACCGCCATTCCGTGTTAAACCCGCCCTCATGCATCGACTGGTCATGGTAACTCCACCAGCCCCGGGAGAAATCCCGGGGCGCACCCCTCTCTCTACCATGCCCGCCAAACCAAAGCCCACCCCGAAACCCGCCCGCGGAGCCCCTGCTGGCAACCGTCGGGCCGCCCGCTTTGCTGAGCCGACGGTCAACGTCTCCGTGCGCATCCCCGCCAGCGCGCTCCAGCGCCACCAGGCCGCCGCCCTCGCCGCTGATGCCAGAATGCCGGATCCTCGCGCAAAAGCTGGGCGTCCCGAAATGCTATGGAAATAAATCATGAAAGCCCCCATGCACCCCGAGAAAAAAGACCGCCGCGGCGCGCCGATGGGAAACCGGCGCGCCGCAAAATGGACGGACCCCACGATCGCAATAGGTGAGACACGGCGAGATGAGACGCCGCCTCGCCAATAGACTTTCCCGCCGTTGTCTCGACCGACTTGTTAGCCGTTCGAGGGACGCGGAAACCCACGGCGACGCCCTGTTGGCCGTTTTTGATGGCTCAAAAATAAATCGAAATAAATGAATAAAGTTGTTGACGGGAATCAAAAAGTGAAGTAAAGTGATCTCAAGCTGAGGGATGAACCGAGGCCGAAACCGAAAAATCAAAATGAAAAACATGACTGCAAAAATTAAAGCTCACATCGCTACAATTTCGGACGAAGCCCGCGCCGATTACGCAGCCCGCCAAATCGACGACGTAATGACGGATGCCCTCTACAACGACTGCGAAGCCGCCACCAAAGAAGAAATGTCCGAAGCCCTGGAAATCGCCATCGCCCTATGCCAATGAAGCGCGGAGGGAAACGCAAAGGAGCCGGGCGCAAGCCCGGCTCTGGCGAGGGCCGGAAAGCAATCACGCGATCCGTCTCTATGGAGCCTGAGACGTGGGACAAGCTGGACGCCATGCGCGGGGCAACATCACGTGGGCAGTGGATCGCGGAAAAAGTGAGGAAGGCCAGATGACCATATATTCGGCCAACGCCTAGCTATGCCAGCTCGGTGATGCACTCCTCGAAGCTGCCACGGCACGGATTCGTTACGGGACGGGTCGAAGTGGATTCTGGGCATAACGCTGAGCTGAGGGACCGCTCTGGGAGCGGCACTCCGCCACACCCCGAACCAACCGAATAAATGAAAACCTCCGAAACAAAGCCGCTAAGAGCGGTTCCTCTCCAGCGTCTTGTTCGGCCTCTTGTTGAGTGCCCGCGCTGCCAAGGGAAGGGCAATGTCCTGATGGGTTCCGAACTGTGGGAAACTCTCCAGGTGGTCTCCAAAATGAAAGGCGAGTTCTGCGCCGAGGACGTGGCGGCCAAGATTGCCGGTGTGCATCCCACGACGATGAACAACCGCATGGCGACGCTGCTCGAATTGGAGCTGCTCGAATTTACGGCGAAAGATGGCAAGCGGAAGATATTCCGATTCCGTTGGCCGAACAGCGTAATATGACAACGACCCAAACAAAAATCGGCACCTGCCCCCGCTGCCGAAACCGCACCGAACGCTCCCGCGTCTACTTCGGCGGCCGTGAACTCGCCCCGTCGGTCGAATGCCTCTGCGACGAGTGCGGCAACGCTCAGACCGCAGAGGACGCATGGCAGGCACGATGGAAACGGCAGGTTCCCCCGCAATACCGGCGGGCAAAATGGGACATGGTGCCGCCAGCTGCACGGGCGAGAGCGCAGGCATGGGACGGCTCCGCTCCGGGCGTGGGCATTTGGGGCATCTCCGGCCAGGGCAAGACGCATCTCGCGGCGCTTCTCGTAGACAGGCACCGGCGCAACTTCCGCTGGGCATGTGGGGCGGACCTGCGGTCGCTGTCGCTGGAGTCGCTGACGGCGGACGGGGAGGCGAGGGAGACCGCGGCGCGCAAGCTGGCGCTGCACCGGGGCTGTGACATGCTCGTCATCGACGACATTTTCGAGTCCGGGAAGGTCAGCGACCACTGGGCAACTTGGCTTTGGGGCGCGCTGGAGTACCGCAAGAGCACCGGGCGGCCGACGATCTGGACTGCGCAGGAAGGGCCCGGGCAGATTTGCGCGTTCATCCGCGCCTCTCCGGCCATCCGCGAAGGCACCGCGGAAGCCATTGAGCGGCGGCTCGTGGAAGACTCCGTCATCATTTCACTCTGAACCAAACATGAACGCAGACCCGATACCATGCTCCGCCTACGTCCTCGAAAACTACCCGCGGCCCTGCATTCCGCGCAAACGCCACCGCTGCTGCATCTGTGACGAGCGCATCGAGGTGGGCGAGCCGTGCTGTCGATGGTCGAGCGTTTTGCCGCAAGAGGGATGGAGAACTGGTTACGCTCACCCCGAATGCATGGACATCACGCAGGACTGGCTCAGCTTCGACTGGGAATACCCGCCAGAGATGGACCGCCCGTCTCCGCGGATGTTCTGGCCAGCACAGAGCAAGAATTACGCAGTGATCCGCCTCGGCGCAATCCTTGACCCCGCCCTTGAAGTTCCTCCTCCTTCGTCCGATGCCTGATCCCTTTGATCCCTCAGTCCCCCTGCGCAACACCCGGTATGAAAAGTTCGTGCTGGCGTGGGCGGCCGGTAAATCCGCGGCCGATGCGTACGAGATTGCTGGATACGCGGTAGACAAAACCAGAGCGAATTGCGGAAAGCTTACCAAAAACGACCGCATCAACGCTCGCCGGGAATGGCTACAGCGGCAGACGGCGACAGAGTCGACGCTCACTCAGCGCGAGAAGCGCGAATTCCTTGCCCGCGTGGTCCGCGCAAAGCTGGAGCAAGTTCCACTCGACTCCGATCTGTGGCAGGAAGTCGCGGTCACAAGCACGGGGACAAAGCGGAAACTGCCCGGGAAGCTGGAAGCCGTGCGGCTCGACAACGATCTCGCTGGCGAGGGAGCGGGGGCGCGGGGCGCGGAAGCCGTCGGGGAAGTCGCCGTCCTTCTCGCTGAACTCATGGGGGTACGGTCATGAGCAAGCCCGACTTCTCCGGCATGCTGGTGCTCCTGAAGGATCGCGAGTGGCGACTGAACAACCTCTACCAGATTCTCGACGAAAACGCCGGAGTGGTGCCTTTTGTAGCGCGAGGGGAGCAACTGGAGTTTCGCCGGAGTAGACACTTCCGCAACTTCGTGCCGAAAGCGCGGAAGCTCGGCATGTCGACGGAAATCGTCATCGAGAATCTCGACGACTGCCTATTCACGCCGGACATGACGGCGGCCATTCTCGACCTGAAGGAGGGCGACGCGCAGGCCAAGTTGGCGATTGCCAAGCTCGCATGGGACGAAGGGCCGCGGCATCCAGTGCGCGCTATCGCGTGGCTGTGGGCGCAGATTCACGCGGTGAATCCGCTGATTCGGCAGAATGACGGGGCTCTGGAGTGGAAGAATCAAAGCCAGATGGAAGCGGGAACATCGTTCACTGGTCGCACCCCGCAGCGTCTGCACGTGTCGGAATACGGCCCGATCGCGGCGCAAAAGCCACTGAAGGCAGCGCAAATCCAGCGCGGTTCCATCAATGCTGTCCCGCCGGGCGGGATCATCGACATTGAAACCACGATGGAAGGCGGGCGCTTCGGGCTCTGCTACCATTATTTCCGGCTCGCGAAGGAGTCGGCTGGGCGGGATCTGTCGCCAGCGGACTGGAAGCTGCATTTCTTCTCGTGGCTCGGGCATCCGTCGTATCGATTGCTGGGCCGTCAGGCATCCGACGGTGACATCCTGAAGTATTTCGCGGACCTGCGTGAGTCGCATGGGGTGGAAGTCACACCGGAACAGGCGGCATGGTATGAGGCGCGCCGCCGGGAACTCCAGGACGAAATCTTCCAGCAGTATCCGACGGTCATCGACGAGTGCGACAAGGCGCTTGTCGCCGGGGCCATCTACCCGCAAATGTCCACGCTCCGTATGCAGGGGAGAATCCGGGAATTTCCGGCAGAGCTTGGGCTCCCGCTTTTCACGTTCTGGGATTTGGGGAGCAGTGACAACACGGCGGGCTGGCTCATTCAGCCGGCGGGGAAGGACATCAATATCCTCGACTGGGCGGCGAGCGAGGGCGCGGGCGCGGCGGGCGTGGCGGAAGTGATACGGGCATGGGAGCGGGCACACCGGCCTATCGCCGGGCATTACCTCCCGCATGACGCGGACATCACGGACAAGGGGAGCGGGAAGACATACCGTGCACAGCTCATCGAGGCGGGCATTCCTGCGCACATTATCACCGTAGTGCCGCGGACGCCCGACGTCTGGGTCGGCGTCAACGAGGTGCGGAAGCGAATGCCGCGCATGTGGTTCCACTCCCGCACGGATCGGGAGGTGACTGTCGATGACCAGCGGTTGCCTGGCGGCGTGGGGCGCATCGAGGGCTACCGGCGGTCAATCACGGCGACGGGGCACACGCGGCCGATGCCTCTGAAGGATGGCGTCTGCGACCACACGGCGGACGCTCTGCGGACATTTGCCGAAGCGGACAGTCTGAGCCTGATCTCTGCGTCTGCGGCAACGGGAGAATGGCCATCGGCTCCACGGGTGAAACTCTATGGCTGAGCATCCGCTGGACATCGCCAGGCGCATCAACGACGCGGCCGGGGGCACCGCGTGGGAAACGGATGTGGCGGCGCATCTGAGCAGCGGCGGGTATTTCCTCGCGTCTGGTTCCCATGTGCTGCTCTGGCGGCCGGTGTGGCGTGCCTGGCCGGAAGCGCGACTCCTCAACCCGTGGGAGGCGGACCCGGAGGGAGACGCGTGGTATGTGTGGATGGCAGTCGGCGACGTCCATCTCTTCGCTGATCTGGTGCCGATCTACCCGGTGAAGGATTGGGTTGCATTCCATCGGCGAGGTTCTCCGAAGTGGTATCGCACGGCACAACTCACCCGGCGAATCCATGGGCAAAAAATCGAACAACGGCGCGGCTCTCAAGGAGCAGAAAAAGGCGAACGCTCAGGCTCAGAAGAACTTCGAGCGGCAAATGAAGCTGATGCAGAAGCAGCTGAAAAACGCGGGGAATATCCACATGCCTGCATACGAGGCACCCCCGCCGGGCCCGACGCGGTCGAGCGCTGATGTCGCGGCAGCTGGGCGTGAGGCGCGGTTGTCGTCCCGGCGTCGCTATGGGTTCAACCAGAGTGTCTCTTCTGCTGCCGGTCTGGGAGGCGGCGCGACACTGTGAGCGAGCGCGCCGAACGGCTCTGCGATGAGGGCCAGCAACTCCGCGGGGAGATGTCGGCCATGCATGCCGTATGGCAGGACTGCGCGGATCACGCGTTGCCACTGCGGCGGCTCGGGTTTCAGTCGTCCGGATCCACGTTTTCCGCGGGGACCAAGCTCCAGAGCGACACCGCCGTGGACGCGCTGAACACGCTCGCGTCGGGAATGGTGTCATGGGTGACGCCGTCACAGCGGCACTGGTTCGAGTGGGAGCCGGCCGACGGGCTGGAATCGGAGGACGTGGCGGCGTGGCTGTCCGACTGCACCCGTCGGGCTCATCTCGCCCTGGCGAACAGCAACTTTTACCATGCCGTGCATCTTGGGTATCTGGACCTTGGCGCGTTCGGCACAGTCGGTCTGCACGTGGAGCGCGGCCGGTCCGCTCCGTTGAATTTCAGGGCGCTCCAGACAGGCAGCTTCGCTTGTGCAGAGAACTCTGAGGGCACGGTTGACCGGGTGTTCCGGTACTTCTCACTGACGGCCGTCCAAGCTGTCGAGCGGTTCGGCGACGGCGCTCCGGACGAATGCCGGGCCGACATTGCGGCGAATCGCAAGCATTCCCGGTATGAGTTTGTGCATGCCGTGTTCCCTCGCCCCCGGCAGGAAATGAATCCCGCGGGCGGTCCGCTGGGGATGCCGTTCGCATCGGTCTACCTCTACCCGGCCCGGAAGCAGATTGTCTTCGAGGACGGATTCGAGTCGCATCCGGTCATGGTATCGCGCTGGCTCAAGTTTGCGGAAGACTGCCCGTATGGCGCGAGTCCGGCCATGCTGTCGATTGCTGACATCCGGGGCAACAATTACCTCGAATCGCTGCTGGCTGCGATGGCAAACCTGAAGGTAAACCCGCGGATCATCACGCAGACGGGCGCGGCTTCCGTGGTCGATCTCGGCCCTGGCGGAATCACTCAGGTGAAGTCGATGAACGAGGCGCCGCAGGTGTGGGCGGATCCGTCGGAATACCGCATCGGGCTGGATCTCCTCGATCGCGTGGAAAACCGGATCCGCCGGGCATTTCACGTGCCGCTTTTCGAGCAGTTCGCGGCGCTGGAACGGCAAATCACCGCGGCCGAAGTCTACGCCCGGCAGGCAGAGCAGCTTGCCCGGGTGTCTCCGGCGTTTACCCTCCTGACAACGGACCTCATCAACCCTCTGCTGGAACGGGTGTTCCTGCTGCTTTTTCAGGGCGGGCATTTCGCGCAACCTCCGCAGGACGCCTTTACGCAGGACGCGGCCGGGCAGTGGCGGCTGCTCTACCCGAAGACAGTTCAGATTTCCCGCATGGCGAAAGCGATTCAGGAGCAGGAGCAGCAGGCTTTCGGTGCCACCATTGAGCAATTCTTCCCGCTCATTCAGGGCGACATGTCGCTGCTCGACAACTTCGATCTCGACATCGCCATCCGTGACACCGCCCGGGGGAAAGGCGTGCCAGCGTCCTACTATCGGACGGCGGATGAAATCGCGCAGCTACGCCAGGCACGCGCACAGCAGCAGATGCAGGCACAGCTCGCTGAACTGGCTGCGAAAAACCCTGATGCCGCGGCAGCCGTGGCCGGAGATGCCGCCGCATAATGCACCATCACACCTATGAACGCCAGGAGTCGGAAAAGCCTGCGCATGAGCCGCTCGCGGATGCTCGGCTTTCTGCTCGTTTACTAGCCGAAGCACATCACAGATTATGCGCCGCATGAACACCGCCGAAGATCACCTCTTTTCCGCCGTCGACCGCGACGAATTCTGGCAGGCCTGCCAGTCCTGTTTTTCCGGCCAGTCCGGCGCTGTCGTCCTGCGGGCGCTGGCGGCTCTCTCGCATCCACTGACGCCGCCGGTCGGCAAGGATGCGCTCGACACCTACCGGCTTATCGGCCGGGCTGAAATCGTTTCTCTGTTGCTCCGCTACAGTGAGGCGCAAGTCACCCCGGCTCAACTCGCACAATACCATGCCAGCCAAACCGAAAGAAACGCCGGAGGTTCCGGAAAAGACTCCTGCGCCATCTGCGCCACTTGCCCCTTCTGCAAACCCGACGGAGACGGGCGCTCCGGCGGCGGAATCACCACCACCTGCACCACCTGCACCGATCCCGCCTGTCGAGGATGCGAAAGCCCCGGATGTCCCGCTCACGGAGCCGGGCGCGCCGGCGGCGGAATCACAACCGATCCCTGAACCGCCGTGCCCTCCGGAAGATCCACGCCACGGTGACAAAACGCCCGCCGTCGTCGCCTGGTATCGTGAGCACAGGCCCGACGAATACGCCATCCGCTACGCTAACCGCAAGCTTCCCTGATCCATGCCTGATCCCGTAATTCCCGCCGATCCCTCTCCGCCGCCCGTCACGCCAGACACGCCACCGGTCACGCCGCCGGCTGATACGCCGTGGCAAGCGGCCATCTTCAACCCGGACGGTTCCTTCGTCGAGCGCTGGCAGGAGAAGCTGCCCGCGGACCTCGAATCTCACCGGGCTTTGCTCGCGAACTTCAACTCCCTCGGCGGGCTCGCGAAAGCGCTGTCCGACAACATGACGGCGGCCCGTGCGAAACCGGCCGGGCTGGCCATTCCCCCACCGGACGCACCACCGGAGGCCAAGGCGGCCTTCGAGGCGGAACTGCGCAAGCTCTACGGCGTTCCGGAGTCTGCCGACGGCTACAAACTGGAGGCTCCGGCCGGACTCCCGGAAGGCGTCGCATGGTCGCCGGAAACCGCAGCCACGTTCGCGGCGAAAGCGCACGAACTCGGGTTGAATCCGCAGCAGGCGCAAGCCCTGATTCAGTTCGACTTGGATCGCGTCGCCGAAATTCAGCAGGCGCAAAAGCAGGAGATGGAACAAGTGATGGCCAGTGAGCGTGAAGCTATGGCGAAGCGTTGGGGGCCTGCCGTCGACCAGCGGCTTCACCAGGCCCAGCGGCTGGCGGTCACGCTCGGCCTTCCGAACCCGGCGGAACTCTTCGACCCTGCGCATCCGCTGTTCGCTGGCGTGGATATGGCGGACGCGTTCGTGACCATGGCGGAGCGTCTGGGAGAAAAGGCAATCGTCCCCGGTGCTGCGGTGAACAACTTCGACCCACGGACGCAGGCGCTTCATATCATGGAAACCGATCCGGCGTTCCGGGATCCGAATCACCCGAATCACCGGGCGGTGACCGAACGCGTCACAGCGCTCTACAAGCAGAGCACGGGCGGGAAGTAGCAACAGCAACAACTAGCAAAAACGACTATGAGCACACCAACTTACGCACCGCATCAACAACGAGTCGTCGACGAGAAAAATGAACTCGACGAGAAAGCCACGAAGCTCAGCGCATTCATCGGGGAAAGTCCCGTGTTTGTAACATTGGATCCCGAAGAGCAGGAGCGCATGCAGGTGCAGAATGATCTCATGTGGCAATACTCAGAGGTTCTCGGGCAACGCATCGCGGCTTTTTCCGGGAAGTAGACTCACCATCCAGACGGATCATGGCGGCTCTCATCTTCGAGGATGGGGGCCGCTTTTCGTTTGACGCGGAGCGGGGAGGTTCTCCGCAGTGTGAACGCACACGGGACCCGGGGATACCGGCCTATCCCCGGCACCCGCGAACCGCGGCCCGATACCTGTCGGCCTACCGAGTGAGACGCGGAGAAACCACTCAGTTTTCTCCAATCACCAAATGTCTGATTTCTCTTCCTCGCTGACGATCCCGGAACACTTCCGGCGTCAGTTCTCCGACGTCTGGGGCATGACGCTCCAGCAAAAGACCCAGAAGTTCGGCTCTGCCGGAATGCTGGAAAGCGGCTGGACCGCGAAAGAATTCGTCTGGACCGATCTCGACGCCATCGACGCCGTCGAGACTACCGGCCAGCGGTTCGGCGATAGCAATCCATCCGAAGTGGGCGGCGGCAAGCGCAAGGGCTACCAGCGCCAGTTTGAAGTCGGCATCAAGCGCGACCAGTGGGACAACCAATGGCTGGAAAAGCAGGCGCTGCCTGACTCCGACATTGTGACTGCCATGAAGGCGGGCCTGAATCGCAAGCTCGATGACATGTTCATCGACGCCAGTACGGCGGACGCTCTCGGTGGTGCTGACCCCTACAACACGGCCATCCCGCTCCCGGCGACTTCACAGGTCGCCGTGAACTACGTTCTCAGCGGTGCCACGGCCAACAGTGGGCTCACCCCATACAAGATCCTCGAAGCCAAGAAGCGTTTCGAGACCGCGGAAATCGACCTCGACATGGAAGAGCTTTATTTGGCCATCACGCCAAAGCAGAAGCTGGATCTTGTCGCGTTCGTGGCTGCGTCTCCGAACGACGTCTGGGCGCGGATCGTGGGCAACTGGCTCGAAAATTCAGAGGCCGGAAAGCTCACTCGCCTGATGGGCTTCAACGTCATCACAAGCAACCGGCTCGGCCGGAACACGTTGACCGACGTCCGCACCTGTGTGGCGTTCTGTAAATCGGCCTTCAAGGTTTCTCCGCTCACTCAGCGGTTGGAAATCGACAAACTGCCGACCAAGCGCCACGCGTTGCAAATCATGTCATACGTCTCCGGCGGTGCCATGCGGGCGAAAGACCAGGGCGTTCAACTCATCTATTGCGACGAAAGCCCATAATCGCAGGAATCTCAACCTCTTCACCTGATCCAACATCATGGCTAACGGATACTCTGATATTGAAACGCAACGCCGGACGGCGGGCTCTACTCTGCATACTGTGGTCGACCAGGCCGCCGTCGAGCAGGAAGTCCGCTACTTCAAGTGCCGCGTCACCCTGCTCGGCAACGAAGACGTCAACGACTATCACACGCTGCTCGGCGCGCTGCCGGCGGACAACCTGGAAATCATCCCGGAACTGTCCATCGTGCGCAAAGTGACGGGCACGTTCTCGTTCACCTCCAAGCTTCAGCGCGTGCTGGCTGACACCACGACAGTGGACCTCACCACGGCGGCGGCCTACACGGGCGCGGCCATCCGGACCTTTGTCGCTGCGGATGCGCTGGTTCTTCCAGTGCTTGGCAAAACGGACGGTCTGCGGCTGGTTGTCACGGCAATGACCACGACGAACGCGGGCGCAGCCTTCGACGTCGAAATCGCCTACCGCAAGAAGCGCTAAAATTCGGCGGGAATAGTAAACGGGGCCCCCGGTTCGGTTTCCGGGCCGGGGGTTTTTTCTATGGCAACGCAGACGACTATCGCAAACATCGCACTGGGGCATCTCGGGAGCGCACGAATCACCGACATCGGCGAAAGCAGTGTCGCGGCTGAGCACTGCCGGCGCATGTGGGACGCTGTTCGCGACGATCTTCTCCGGCAGTATGCGTGGAACTTCGCCATTCGGCGCGTGACACTGACGGCGCTGTCTGATCCTCCTGCGTTTGGCTACTCTGCCGAGTTCCCCCTGCCTGCCGACTGTCTCCGCCCGCTGGAGGTGAACGGAAACCGGGCGGGCGTCGGGCTGACTGCGTTCTCGGTCGAGGAGCGCTCCATTCTCGCGAATGCGTCCAGCGTGCAGCTGAGGTATATCCGGCGCGTCGAGCAGGTCTCGCTGTGGGACGCGAATTTCGTCCAGCTGATGGGATTCGAACTGGCGGCAGCGATTGCTCCGTCGTTCACGCTCCAGACGTCTGTCGTGCAGCAATTGCTGGCCATGGCCGAACCTGTGCGGGCCAGGGCGGCGGAAGCGAATGCCATCGAGACCAAACCCCGCGTGGTCCGCTACTCCGTCGGCACTGATCCCTATGTAGCCGCCCGCGAGGGGTGGCCTATTGGGTCGACTGAAATCGACGGCGAGGAATGGCCGCTTTACGTGCCGCCGTCCGGCACCAGTCCGTCGAGCGGTAGTTGTGACTGTCCGGAGGACGTCTTCGAATTTGATCCCTCTGATTCCACTTACGTTCCATGAGTTCCCTCCTTGAATGGTCCGCAACCGATCTTGCGAAGCTGCGGGCGGCCCTGGACGCTTTTCGCTGGCGCGCCGGGCTGGGTGTTCCGGCATCCGATACCGGCTATAACGGCGAGTATTATGTCGACCTGACGGCCGGGCGGATTTACGGGCCGAAGGCGTCGGGCGCGTGGGGCTCCGGATATTCGTTCGGCAGCGGGGCGGACGGCGCGGATGGGGCGGATGGTGCAGACGGGGCGAGCGCTTACGAGGTTGCGGTCGCGAACGGCTTTGTTGGCACCGTCTCGGCCTGGCTGGCTTCCCTTGTGGGTGCGACTGGCGCGGCGGGGCCGACTGGGGCAACCGGGCCCGCCGGTGCCACTGGTGCCACTGGCGCAGCAGGCGCAACGGGTCCGGCTGGGCCGACTGGCGCAACGGGGGCGGCGGGGGCGGCGGGGGCTACCGGCGCAACGGGCCCCGCCGGGCCTACTGGACCGACCGGAGCAACGGGGGCTACTGGCGCGAATGCATACAGCGGGCTTGTCACTGAATCCACGACGGCCCGCACCCTGGTCCTGACCGATGCGCAAAAACTGGTCGACTGCAGCCACGCCTCCGGCTGCACCGTCACCGTTCCCCCGCAGGCCTCGGTATCGTGGGCGGCTGACACCGTCCTCTATCTGCGCCGCGGCAGCTCCGCGGGAGCCCTGACGGCCACCCCCGGAGCTGGTGTCACGGTCGAAAACTCCGCCGCCGCCGCCGACGTCCCCCAGGGCGGAGCCGCGGCCCTGATCCGGAAATCCTCCGACCTCTGGTACTTCATCTGATCCGCGTCATCCGCGGTCCGCTCCCTCCTCACCTCATGTTGCTCTCCTCCATCATCGCGGCCAGCCGTCGCCGGACGGAATCCGGCGGGGGCTACGATGCCGACGCCGCGGTCTGGTTCGCCGCCTTGGTCAGCGCGGGGTCATCCATCACGGACCCCAACAAGGCCGCCGTGTCCGCATTCATCGCCGGGCTGAAGTCTGATGGCACGTGGGCGGCTCTGGATACGCTGGTACTGCTCTGCGCCGCGGACAGCCTGGCGGGCGCTCTGGTTCCCGTTCTCGGGCCGACTCCGACCTCTACCATTTCCGCCGGAAACTATGATCGCGTAACTGGACTCACCGGCCAGTCAACGAAGCGGGTCGCCAGTAACCGCCTGGCCAATGTGAGCCCGCAGGATGACGCCTCCGGTTGGGTTCACGTGTCGGGCATTGCCGCCGGGACCGGAGTTATTCAGTCCCTGTTCACTCCCTCCGGCGGAGGATTATTCCAGCTCCAGCTCACCGCCGCAGACGCCATCCTGGCCTCGGTAAATGCCACCGCTGCCTTTCCCGCCGGCTCCCTGACCGGTGCGTCCGGCCTAGTTGGTTTCAGCCGGGCATCCTCCGCTAACTTTACGTTCCATGCGTTCGGGACGGATGCCACCGTCACCAAAACGTCCACCGGCCGGAACGCTAACGGCATCTACGTGATGTCCCGCTCCACGGTGGAATACCTCCAGGGCAATTGCAGCGCCTACGGATTCGGAACCGCCGTCAACCTCGCCGCCATCAACACGCGGCTCGCGACCCTCATGGCATCTCTCACGTAAAATCTCATGTCCCTCACCACTTCACCCGCTCCGCCCGACCGCGCCAAAGACATCGCGTTTTCCTGCCTCAAGCGAGGGGACGACATGCTCGAGCGCCTCATGACGTGGCAGCGCATCGCTTATCGGGAATTCTGGGACTCGCCCGAAACTCCTGACGCTATCCTCGCCGCCATGGGGCCGGCCGCCCTGCCATGGCTCCAGTCCGCCGGCACGTTCGTCGACGCCCTCATCAAGCTCGCCGAGGCCGCGACTTCCCCCCTCGCCCGGGAGTGGATCGCTACCTACATCCTGCCGCGCCGCGCCTTCGCCGTCGACCCGAAAACCGGCACCGTCACCCTCGCGCCGCCAGCAGATGGCTTTGACGCATGGGGCCGCGCCATCGAGGAGGGCGGCGAATGAGGGCGCTTCTTTTGCTTTGGCTGGCATTGGCCATCCATGCGGGTGCACGCGAGGTAACTTTTGCATGGGATGCAAACCCGGAGCCTGACGTTACCGGATACCGGCTATACCGGTTCGATGAAACTGCGCAGCAGTGGCGGAAGATTGCCGAAGTCGCGGGCATCGAGGCGACCGTCAGCGATTTCCCGAATGTGCGCACGCGGGTTCATGCGACAGCCATCAATGCCGCAGGACTGGAAAGCCAGCCGTCGAATGAGGTCGCGGTCGATCCCGACCCGCCGTCTCCGCCCGGGGGCGTCCGGCGCAAGATCGTATCGCTACAGATTTCCCGGAATGGGGCGGACTGGGAAACGATCGCTGACTATTTCCTGCCGGATGAACAACGGCTTTTCGCTCGCCTCACCTTTCGGGATGAGGACGCACAGAACCCATAAACCGAACCTATCATGCAAGCGATTCTCGAAAACAATCAAGTCTACCGTATTCCGCCGGAGAACGGCCGGCGCTCAATTACTGCCGTGATGGCGACCGGCGGCGCTGCTCGATGGGCCCCGCGGGCGGAAGTCAGCTACGCCGGGTCCGTGGCTTCAACGGACGGCGTGGAGCAACTGACTGATCCGACTTTCGGATCTGGCGACGACTGGAACTTTCCGGCGGGATGGGCGACAACGTTTGCTTCCCACTTTGTCACATACGGGCCCGCGATTCCGTCGCAGTCTCGCGTGATTTCCGCGGGCGGATCTGAAAGCCTGGTGCCTAATGCGGCGGCGGCGGCACTCGCGGGCGGCGGTGTCGGCTCTCGTGTGCTGATTTCTGTGACGGTGGCCAGCGTCGCTTCATCGGCGGGAGTCTTCCGGCTCCAATACGGGGAGGAATTCATGGATTTCCCCGGGAATGTTCCGGGGCTTTATCAGAAAATTGTCTCTGCGCAGAATGCTGACGTCACCATCTATCCTCTCGGCGGCGGTGTGGCGTGCACGAAACTGACGCAGGTTTCCCTGATCAAGATCACGGCGGAAATCGGAATTCCCTTCGTGGCCGGCGTGCCGCAGACGCTGCCAGCTGATGCCTACATTGCGGCGGGCGCGGACGACACAACCATCGACTGGGTCTCCAACTACTGATGGCGCGCCAGCTTCTCAACGCGTTCAATGCCGGGGAATTTACGCCGGAACTGCTCGGTCGGGTTGACCTGGAGAGTATCCGGAAAGCCTGTCGCCTGCTCCGGAACTTCATCCCGCGCACGCTGGGCGGGGTGCGGCGGCGGCCGGGCCTGATGCGACTCGGTGCGGCGAAGATGGCGGGCACCCCGTGCCGTCTGCTGCCGTTCAATTTCTCGACCGATGCGCGTTTCGTGCTTGAGCTTGGCGACGGCTATCTGCGGTTCTGGCGTGACGGTGCCCTCGTGTCCGGCGAGGTGGAAACCATAGAGCTGGCTGCCCCCTGGACGGCGGCGCAGTTGAACGCGGTGCAAATGGTCCAGGTCAATGACCTCGTGTTTTTCACGCACCCGGCATTCCCCGTGCAGGAACTGCGGCGGGTGACTGATACGTCGTGGACGCTGGGCGCGCTCGCCTGGCGGTGGCCAGCGATGCGGGACCGGAATAGCGGGGCCACGACGATGGCATGCAGCGTGACGACGGGCATCGGGGAACTTGTGGCAAGCGCGGCGCAGTTCGCGGACGGGGACGTTGGGGGCTACTACGAGGTCACGCACCGGCGCGACGTCGCGCAGGTAGAGCTGGCGCTCACAGCGACGGCGACGGGCACCGAACTCCGGGTGCTCGGGACGTGGGAAGTCTTTTCTTTTGGCACGTGGGACGGCACGCTGTATCTGGAAACCTTCGATACCGACGGCACCTGGCGGACGCTGCGCAGCTGGGCCATTCACAGCGACGACAACATTCAGGCGAACGGCCGGGTCGACGTCGAAACGCGGATGCGGCTGCGGTTTGTCCACACGTCGCACAGTGGCACCGTTCCCGCCCGGGCAAAGCTCGCGGCGATTGATCCGGAGATTCATGGGCTGGTGCGCGTGGATGCCGTGACGGACTCCACGCACGCGGAAATCACTGTAATTCGTGATTTGCACGCAACGACGGCAACGCCGGACTGGGCAGAGGGCGCATGGTCGACCCGCCGGGGCTTTCCTCGGGCGTGCGCGATTCACCAGCAACGGTTCGTGCTCGCGGGCAATGCGGCCGAACCACAGAAAGTCTGGGGCAGTGCCATCAATGACTTCAACAATTTCCAGCTGCTTGATCTGGACGACGCCGCGTTTGCCATTCAGGTAGCGGCACAGGAAGCGAATCCGATTGTCTGGATCGCGTCACAGGAAGGTCTCATCGTGGGCACTGAAGGCGATGAATGGCTGATGGACTCCGGCGACGTGGCCATTTCGCTGACAAATCCGCCGAACTCCAAGCGGAAAACGAAGTTCGGATCCGCCGATGTGCAAGCTCAGCTGGTCGGCTCCGTGGTGCTGTTCATCCAGCGAGGCGGGCGGGCAATGCGCGAATACGTTTTCGCGTTCGATGAACAGGGATACAAGGCCCCGGACCTCACGCAGCTTTCGGAGCACATGACGCGGTCGGGGATCGTCTCGTTCTGCTTCGCGCAGAATCCTGATTCGACCATCTGGGCCGTGACGGCGGACGGCCGCCTACTTTCGTGCACCTACCGGCGGGAATCGGAAGTGGTGGCCTGGGCACAGCATGAGACGGACGGCGCGGTCGAGAGCGTCACGGCTATCTATGGCGCCGGGGACGCCGACGAAATCTGGTGCGCTGTCCGGCGGACGATCAACGGCGTGACGTCTCGCCACATTGAGCGCTTCGACCCGGATCACTGGGACATCCTCCAGGGCGGGGAAACGGAGCGTCCGCGGCTGGTGTATTTCGACTGTGCGGGCCGGTTTGAGTTCGCTTCACCGGTGGCGACGGTGTCTGGTCTGGAATGGCTGGAAGGTGCCACGGTGTCCGTTCGCGTCGACGGCGCGGCGCAGACGCCCCGGAAGGTGTCCGGCGGGTCGATCACTCTAGCGGAGCCCGGCAGGCAAATCGTGGTCGGCCTGCCCTTCACGTCCCGGCTGCAGCCGTTCCTTTTCGACACCCAGTTGCAGGACGGCACCGCGCAGGGGCTCGCCATGAGGACGCCAGAAATTCGGGTGCGGCTCTATCTGACCGGGGCAATGCAGACCGGGGACAGCGAGTCCGGGCCCTTCCGGGACGTTACTCTGCGGAATGCGCTGGACTCACTGGACGCCCCCGCTCCGCTCTTCAC